CATACGATGGTTTGGACTTAATGTTTTGAACACCACTAAGTTACTAAAAATCAGCGATATGTGCAACTTTTTACTCATATTTATCAACTTAAATTAATTCCGCCAACGGGTGAAGGGTTACAAAATGTCGCAAGTATGACTCAATAAAAATAAAAACAATTATGACAAAAAAAAGAACCAAAGAGCGCATCGCTGTCATGCAAGCATACGTAGACGGCAAGAAGATAGAGATTTTTGATGAATCTGCAGATGAGTGGATTGACATCGAACACCCGGTATGGAACTGGTACAATAAGGTATATCGCATCAAACCCGAATCCTCCTACCGTCCCTTCCGCAACGTCGAGGAATGCTGGAAGGAAATGCAAAAGCACCGACCCTTCGGCATCATGAGCAGCAAGAACAGCAAGGATTACATGTCTTTTATGTCTCTCAACGACGAAGGCTGCGACTTCTGCGGCTACGAAGGCGAAAACTTCGAGGCTGCCTTCGACGACATCCAATTCGCCGACGGCGCACCCTTCGGAGTCAAAGTGGAACAATAGAATAAACATTTGTTGAAAAATATTTGCTCATTTCCTTGCATAATCAACAAAAGTTTATTACCTTTGTATTGTGAAAAAACAAATACAATAGCATGGTAAAAAAGAAGAAATCAAAGGAACTTAAAGAAAAGGAAAAAGATTTGATTTTCTATCTTGAGTATTGGAACAAGTTCCCCAGTACTTACAAAAAGATAGCACAAAAAGAAATCGACGAACTGGAAAACGACATCAAGAACGGCTGAAAAAAGAGACTCCTCCGTCACAAGGAAGGAGGAGTCTCTTTAAAAGACCTAAAAGATATATTATTATGACAGAGATAAAAGACAGAATCAAAGAACTTGCCGAGCGGAACAGCAAGGCGACAACAGAGGAAGAGCGTGCTGCTGTAGCGGCAGAAATGCAGTCTCTAAGGGATGAGAACGAGAAAGAGTTTACTGAAGCTCTTGAATCGCTCATCGAGACGACATCCAAGGAAGCGGAAGAACTGCGTATGGCAGAACGTCTCGGCGAGATTACGGACATGGTTTCGATGGCGTACATAGCGAAGACATACTTCAGGAAGTCGCGCTCATGGCTTGCGCACAAGCTAAACGGCAATACGGTCAACGGGAAGCCTGCCAAGTTCTCCGACGAGGAACTTGAGACCCTGCGTTTTGCCCTCAATGACATTTCAGACAAGCTAAGCTCAATGAGCAAGGCATTGTGATTTGTATTTTGTTTTTTCACACAACAGCCTCCGGTGTATCGAACATCGGAGGCTTTTTCGTTTCTGAAGCCCCTGGTTTTGCGGATAACAATGTGATAACAATGTTATTTTGACAAGGCTTTAAAATATCATTGTTATGGCTTTGGAGTAATGCGGAATTTCGCTAAATTTGCGTCAGACAAAACGACTTCTTTTTTTAGGTCATAACGATATACTTTACAACTCCGGCGAACCTGAACAGAAATTCTTTCTTCCTCCTCTGGGACGGTGAGCCGGCTTTTTCTTTTTTAAGACATGAGTCACAAGTGGTGGCAAAATATCAGGAAACTTTTCAAGCGCGACTCTGAAAGCCTGTCTTCCAGCAGCCGCAGAAGACTCGCTACCTCCGGTGACGGAAACATCCTTTTTTCTCCTTATGGTGACGGTTCGGCAATGGCGGTTGCTACTGTCTATCGCTGCGTGAAGCTTCTCGGCGATTCCGTCGCAAGTCTGCGTCTTCAGTACATGCGGCGCAAGAACGGACGCTACACTGAATACACGCAGAGCAATCTCCATTATCTTCTTACAGTGCAACCGCAGCCGGAGATGTCAGCCGTGGCGTTCTGGTCGATGGCTGTGCAGATGATGCTTGTCCTCGGCAATGCCTATATATATCCACGTCGGATAATGGGAGAGATAACGGACCTTGTGCTCTGTTCTCCGCATACGGTGTCGCATGACGCCATTAACGGCAAATACCATATCACTGACAGCTACAACGGCGTGTACGGAACCTTCGACGAGGAAGACATCATACATCTTTATCTCCATACCAGCGACGGACGCAGGGGAGAAAGCGTACTCTCGTATGCCGCGCGTACGATGCAGATAGCAGCATCCGGCGAAAGGGAGACCGGATACCGTTTTCAGAACGGAGGAAACGTGCACGGTATCGTATCGAATGATAATACCGTGACAGGATTCGGCAATGTTCAGGACGACCAGCTTGACAACGCTGCAGAGTCGATGGACGTGAGGTTCCAGTCGGGCGAGAGAATAGTCTCCGTCCCCGGCAACGTCGAGTTCAAGCAGATTTCGCTCTCGTCCACCGACATGCAGTTCCTTGAGACGAGAAAATTCACGGTGCGAGAGATATGCCGCTTCTTCGGTGTTCATCCGTCGTTCGTGTTTGACGACACAAGCAATAACTACAAAAGCGCAGAAATGTCAAACGTGGCGTTTCTGAGCAATACCCTTAATCCGATACTCCGACGTATAGAAAGCGAGCTGGAGCGCAAGCTTATCTCAAGAGCGAACTGCTGTCAGGAGAAATTCGTGTTCGACCGCCGCGGAATATACGCAATGGACCTTCAGGCGCTCGCCGACTACCAGAAGAAGACCATCGAAAGCGGCATCTACACCATCAACGACTGGCGACGCATCGAGAACCAGCCTGAGGTGGAAGGTGGCGACACCGTGTACGTGTCGGCGAATATCAAGCCTCTGGGTTATCAGGATAATGCTGTGTCAGGAGGAGAACAATCAATGCAATAAAAGTATGATAAAGGAAAGAACAATATCAGTAATGTCCGGACTCCATCTGCGTGAAGCGACGGAGGAAGGAAAGGAAAGCCGCACGATCGAGGGTTACGCCCTGAAGTTCGGCGTACGGTCGAAGCTGCTCTGCGAATGGTGGAGAAGCTATTATGAAGTACTCGAGCCGGGCTGCATCACCATGGACACGCTGAACAAGCAGGACATACGTCTCACCATGTTCCATGACCAGAAGATCATCCTCGGAAGAAGCAAGAACGGCAGCGGCACGCTGAACTACGAGGTTGACGAGGTTGGCGTGAAGTTCTGGGCTGAAATGCCCCGTACGGCTGACGGCGACAAGGCTCTGGAGCTGGTGCAGCGCGGTGACATCGACGGATGTTCCTTCATCTATTCAACCGATGAGGCTGACTCAGAGAATGCGGTAAGCTATGAACGCACGAAAGAGAAGGACAGCGACGGCGATGACATCCTTATCCGTCACGTGAAGCGAATTGACAACGTGTACGACTTCACCATAACTCCCAATCCTGCCTTCGAACAGACCGACGTCACACGTCGCGAAGTGGAAAGGACAGGGGTGTCGCTTGAGGATGTGCATCCGGTGGATGTGGAGAAGAAGAGCCGGGAACTGAAGGAGCTCCGAGAGGTAATAGACCGCAGGATCGACTGAGCGTACCCGTAAATGGAATCATTTTGTTTAATTTTAATTTAAAGTTTTGTTTTTATGAGTAAGGTAAAATTCAACTTCCGCGAAGCCTACGAGCGTATTGACGCCATCAAGGCTCGTCTCAAGGAGATGGCTGAAGGTCTTGAGAAAGACAAGGCCCGCAGTGAGCTCACCGAAGCGGAGAAGGGAGAAAAGAAGGCTCTCTATCGAGAAATGGACATCCTTGAGATGAAGATCAAGGCCAACACCGAGAGCATCGTGGTCATGAAGCGTGAGGACGCAGAGGAAGCGAACCGTCAGATGAGAGAGTGTATTTCCCAGAACAAGCGCTTCGAGCTGAAGATCAGCCGTGCCGTCGCAAGCGACTTCGGCGGCAACACTTCCGGCTACCTCAATCCGGACGCATCGACAAATCCCGGTCCTGTAACCATGGGCGACATCGTGGAGCCTCTTTACGGCAATCTTATTCTGTCCGCCATCGGTTCTCCTTTGCTTACCGGTCTTAAGGGTAACTATCAGTGGCCAGTAGTGGAGGCATTCGAGGCAACCATCAATGACGAGGGCGCCAAGCTTGGCGACACCAAGATTCCCCTCAGTAAGCTCATCGCGAAACCGGAGCGTATCGGCGTGGCGGTTCCTATCACACGCGAGGCTCTCAATGAGACTGCGGATCTTCTTCAGACCGTAGCCACACAGTATATGCCTGTTGCCGTCGCAGCGCTCATGAACAAGATCATGTTTTCGAAGACAAAGGTATCGAACGCCACCAATCTTGTGGGTCCGTTCGTCAATCTCAAGGCAGCAAACAAGATGGAATATACAGGCGAGGTTCCGACATACAAGGAACTTCTCAATCTCAAGGGTCTCGTCCTCGGTTCCGGCATCATGCCCGAGGGTCTGTGCTACGTCATGACCGAGACGGAGAAGGCTCTGCTTGAGGGTTCTCCGAAGTGGGAAGGTTCGAACCATGCTATCGTGGATGACAACGGCAAGATTGCAGGCGTGCCCGTCTTCTGTTCTCCTTACGTGGCAGAGGGGGATGTTCAGTTCGGTTCGTTCAAGTATGCCCCACAGGGTATCTTCGGCGAAATGACAATCATCGTGGATCCTTACACTCTCGCCCGCAAGAACTCCATCGACTTCGTGATAAACCTCGACTACGCTCTGACCGTACTGCGTCAGGAGGCGTTCGCGCAGCTCAGCAAGCACGCAGGTTAACCAGGTAAAGACAAAAGGCTGTCATGGCAACAATACCGTTAAGTCTGCTCAAGAAGCATGTCCGCGCCGATGATTTCGACACCGACGACGATAAGCTGCAGCTCTATCTCGATGCAGCCGAAGAACAGGTGGTTCTGGCAACGAACCGGACCGTCGACGAGCTTATGGAAATGGGCGACGGAGCCCTTCCTCCGTCCATCGTGCAGGCGGTTATGCTGATGGCCGGCTCGTGGTACGACAACGCGGAAGGAACGCAAGGCGTGCAGCAGCACGAAGTTCCCTTCGGCGTGTCGGCACTGGTGAAACCGTTTGTCAGGATACGCCGTTATAAGGAAGGAGACGAGGAATGAAGGCAGGCAGACTCAAATATAAGCTCATAGTGAGACGCCCTGTAGTGACGGCGAACCGCTTCGGCGAGAAATCGACGGTATGGGAGCGCTGCGCTACGGTCTGGGCGGAACGCCGGAAACTGACCGGCTCGCGGTCTGACGAGGTAGGCGAAGCCTTTGCCGACTATCGGACAGAGTGGAACGTGCGGGACGCCCATCATATTGAAGAAGGCTGGCGTGTGGAACACATGGGCGGGCATCTTTACACCGTCGTCTCCGTCATTCCGAACATTGACAGAGGTTTCAATACCTTGGTCTGTGAGAGAATAAACGAATAAATATATTAAAGCATGAATCATGGCAAACAACAGAGTCACAGACATAAAGAATCCGTTCAAGGAAGTCTTCGAGGCGCTTGATCTGAAAGAGCAGCGCAAGGCGATGAAGGGTGCCATGAGACGTGAGGGAAACCGAGTGAAGAGAGCAGCCGTAGCCAATCTTTCGTCGTCTCCGGGCGGCAAGGGAGGCAGACCTCTCGGAGCCGGAACCCGTCAGAAGGTGTCGCGCGGCATTTACGTCCGTACCTATCCGGAACGCTACGGAACGGGATTCATGGTGAGCGTGAAGCCGCACGGAAGAATCAGAGGCGTCCATCAGAACCGTCAGGGATATCTCAAGCCGGTGCTCATGTGGGCGGAAGACGGCACGAGGAGCCGTAACGTAGGCCGCAGGAAGAAATCGTTCTTCAGCAGCAGCCGATGGAGCGGAGCCAAGGTGCGCAACTACAAGCGCAGCGGTCATTCCACCGGCTATATGCGCGGTTACCACTTCCTTGAGAAGACCGAGCGCGAGACGGCTGACGGCGTGGAGAACCGCATCTTCGACGATTTCAGAAAGAACATTGACAAGGCAGCCCGCAAACGCGGCCTGTTGGATTAAGAGAACAAGGAAAATGGAAAAGGAAAGGAGTTCGCTCAGTGCAGGCATCGTCATTCGTGATGTCCTGCTGGACAATGAAAAGGTGAAGGAAATCACATGTAATATCATTCCTGTATTTTCTCCTACCGAGAATCTGATATTGCCCTACGTGACATACAGACGTCTGAGGCTTGACGGCAGAACGGCAAAGACAGACCCGCGCAGAGCGGAAAGCGTGGAGATGGAAGTGGCGTGCTACGCATCTGGTTATTCCGAAAGCGTTGACCTTGCTGAGGCTGTGCGAGTCGCTCTCGATCACAAGACGATGTCGTCCGATGGTCTTAGTCTCCGCAGCTGTACACTTGTTGACAGCAGTGAGACGTACGAAGGGGACGCTTTCGTCCAGGTTCTTGTTTTTGATGTCAGAGTATAAACAAATTTAACACATAACAATATGGCAGAAGTAAACGATTATGTAAACGGCAGCGACCTGCTGCTGAAGGTAGGCGGCAAAGCCGTCGGTCATTGTACCTCGCATACGCTGACCTTCAACACCGAGACCAAAGACCGCGCCGTCAAGCCGGCGGCAAGCGAGAAGAAGTCGAAGGGAATGTGGAAGGGCAAGGGTGTCACCGGCCTTAGTATGTCCATCAGCTTTGAAGGGCTTGTCTTCTACGGCGAGACAGAGAACGGTTACGAGGAGATTGCTCCGCTTTGGGGTAAGGGAGCCAGTGTGGAGGTGGAGGCGTTCAAGCGAGAGAAAGACACTACTCCTTACGTCAAGGGCAACTTTGTCATCGCGTCTCTGGAACAGCAGGCTCCGGCGCAGGATGACTCTACCTACAGCGGATCTCTTGAGAACGACGGAGAACCCGAGATTTATCCGGGCAAGGCAACAACGACAGAAAACGTATAACAGATATGGCAAAGCTTACAATAAAGGTCAACGGCGAGGAATACCCTTGCCGTCAGACCATGGGCGCAATGCTGCGCTTCAAGGAAGAAACAGGGAAGGAGGCCACAAAAATTGACGGAAGTCTTTCCGACATGTGCACATATCTGTTCTGCTGCGTAAAATCGGCATGCAAGAGAGAAGGCAAGGAGTTCGACATGTCGCTTATGGAATTTGCGGACAGTCTGACTCCGGAGGACATCACGGAATGGACGGAATCCATAAACGGCAACACAGAAGACCAGGAAGATGCTGGCGCTGAAAAAAAAAGTTAGGCATCCTTGAACTGTTGGGTATAGCCGTTGGAGACATCGGCTTGCCCTACAGCGATTTCTGCATCCTTACACCTGAGGAGTTCAGTCATATATACAAGGCGTACAGCGAGGAGCGGACGGCGCAGTATCAAGACGGTTGGGAGCGTATGCGTATGCTTGCGACAATCACCATACAGCCGTACGCGAAGAAAGGACTAACACCCCACGGACTTCTACCCTTTCCATGGGAGAAGAAAAAGCCGGAGTACACGAAAGTATCCCCGGCTGTATCTAAGGAAGATGCGTTAAAGCGTTTTGAGAAAGTGTTGGAGAAGACGGGAAGGAATCAGTAACAGCCATCTGGATAGTCAAAGTAGCCTTCGTTTGGGTCTATATCCGTGGATTTCATCCAAGCGAAGAAGAATACGGCGAAACTGATGCTACAGAATAGTAACGATGATATTTCCAATCCTACGACCATGGCATAGATGATGGAGGCAATGAGGGACAATAACGCCCATGCGGCAATTGTTGACCAGCGTTCACGTCTTTTGTCGTATTTCGTTGGTTCATCCTCACCGATAATTTCAAAACTGATTTCGGCTTTGATTTCCTTTGGATGTTTTGTTACTTCATTCGTTTTCATTGTGTTGTACCGTTTGATTTCTATCGCAAAGATAGAAAAAATATCGGTTACTTAGTTTCTTATACATTAAAAATATGGCAAAAGAAATAAAGTTTAACATTAAACTGAACATTGACGGCAAAGAACAGTTGGTTGCAGCTACATCGACTGTGGAAAACTTGCGCGGTGTCGTCAACGCCGCCAAATCGGACATACAGAAAGCCAACGCCGTTTTTGTGAACTTCAACCAACAGGTTATGAAGTTTCAAAACATCAATGGCGCAGTGCAGCAGCTTGCTTCAACGCTTAACAGTGTTACGGAAGAGAGCCGTAGTTTCGGCGCTGCCATGAATGAAGCTAATACAATGGCAGGAAAAAGCGGCGACGATTTTTCCAATCTCAAGGAACAGGTGGCCGACTTGGCAAAAACAGTACCTGTAGCGCGTGACAAACTTGCGAATGGTCTGTATCAAGTCATAAGCAATAGCGTCCCTGAGGACAATTGGCTGTCATTCCTCAACACGTCAGCCAGATCTTCGGTTGGCGGTATGGCTGATCTTGGAGAGGTAGTGAAGGTTACGTCAACGGTAATCAAGAACTACGGACTCGAATGGGATGCAGCCGGAGATATTCAGGATAAAATACAGCTCACGGCAAAAAACGGCGTAACATCATTCGAACAGCTTGCCGGAGCTCTGCCACGAGTGACCGGCAACGCTGCTACGTTGGGCGTAAGTATAGACGAGCTTTTGGCAAGCTTCGCCACGCTCACTGGTGTAAGTGGAAATACGAACGAGGTGGCGACGCAGATGGCTGCGATTTTTACCGCTTTGGTAAAACCGTCAAGCGAAGCATGCAAGATGGCGCAGCAGATGGGTATTGAGTTTGATGCGGCAGCTATCAAGGCGGCAGGAGGTTTCAGCAATTTTCTTACCGACCTCGACAAGAACGTCAAATCCTTTGCGCAGAGCAGCGGCATGCTTGAGCAAGAGATTTACGGAAAGCTGTTTGGAAGTGCCGAGAGTCTGAGGGCGTTAGGGCCGCTTACAGGACAGCTCGCATCCAAATTCAAGGAAAACGCCGGTCTTATGAAGGACAGCGCCGGCACGATGGACGAGTCGTTTAACGCTGTAGGCAAGAGCGGTTCTGCAAACTTGCAAATTCTCAAAAACAAGTTTGCGGAAGTTACGGATGTCATATCATCAGCTTTAGGAGGCATCATGCCGTATCTCGATATCACCTCGCAGGTCGGCAGTTCGATTGTATCGTTGCTCACTTTAAATCAGGCGATAATGACATTTTGTGGCGTCAATGTATTGGCAAAGATACGTGTACTTGCCACTAATGCAGCCTTGATTGTATCAAGATCCACAATGATAGGCACAGCAGCCGTAACAAGAGTGCTGCAAGCTGCGTTTACGGGTGCAGCTGTCGGAGCCACTACGCTGAAAGTGGCTATCAAGTCTCTACTTATATCCACCGGCGTAGGTATTGCCATCTGGGCACTGACGGAAGCCATATCTTATCTTGCGACATCTTCAGACAAGGCGGCAGACAGTGTAGGTGGCTTGTCAGCTGAGGAAGAAAAGGCAAAGGCGTTGCGTCAGCAGGAGATACAGCAAAGAACGGAGATTGTATCCGCCATCAATACGGATATAGCCAAACTGAAAGAATTTAAGGGCGGCAAGGAAGCCGAAAGAAAAATCGTAACCTCCATGAACAACACCTACGGCGAGACTTTGGGGTATTATTCTACTGTCGCACAATGGTACACAGCTCTTACAGCCAACAGTAAGGCTTATTGTAACCAAATGATTAACGAAGTCAAGATACGCAAACTCGCCAATGAAATTGCAGATCTTGACGAGGAAGAAAAGGGCGTGCTGTATGATGGTAATGGAAAGAAGAGAAAGTACAGCGCGAAAAAAAAGGAAAAAAAGGTAGAAGTCGGTCAGATATACGCTGGTAACGGCATAATACTTCCACAATATGCGTATGTGGAAGATGATAAAAATCTCAGTGATCTTGACAAAGCTACCGCTACAGTCAAGTCAATCCGTAACAAAAAGCAGACGAAGAAAAACGAGCTAGAGCGCTTAGTAAGAGCAAACAACGCCATCTCGTACAAACAGACTGCCGGATACAGTGCGGCTCCTCCGCAGACAGGAACTTCTTCCATCAACCCCAAGAACGGAACTGTAGGCGCAAAAAACGGGAATGTCACTCCTCCACCCGCAGAAGGTTCGATTGACTGGTACGACAACAAGCTTTCCGAAATACGCAAGAAAATCTCTGCTTCTACCGATGAGGCTGCTGCAAAGTCACTCCAGGAAGAATACGACAGGATAGACGCCCTGCTGAAGGAGAAGAAACTCCGTATCGGAATAGAGAAACAGGATCAGCCGAAAGACGTGGAAGAAAAAAAGGTTGGGGACTCGTATTTCAACGAAACCGACTATCGAAGCAGAGAACCGGAATACATACGTAAAGTTTACGAGTCTGCCCAAAATAAGGCCAACCGTATACAGACGGATCTTGAGATAGGTCTTATAGATAAAGGTGAAGCCCAGCGTCAGATTGATGCGCTGAACGAACAGATATCCGGATTGAACGGCAGTCTTAAGCCCCTGAAGCTGGATGTCGATGTAGACAAGAAAGGATTTGACAAGGTGTTTGGCGATATCAAAAGCGGTTGGGGAGGCATCCAGGGCGTAGGCAACGGCATTCAGGGCATAAGTGATGCCTTGGAGGGTGACGGAAACGCATGGCAGAAAATAACCGGTCTGATAAACGGATTTATCTCAACGGCGGAAGGCGTACAGGGAATTGTGAAGCTGTATAAGATGCTTACTGCGGCAACAACGGCACATACCGCTGCATCGACAACGGATGCTGCGGCAACGGCTGGAGAGGCCGCGGCATCGACCGCCAATACTGCTGCAAAGAGCGGAGAAGCTATAGCCAACGCCACTGCCAGCGGCGCGAAACTGCCATTCCCGGCAAACCTTATCGCTATTGCTGCAGGTGTGGCAGCTGTTGTAGCGGCGCTTGCAGCCGTTTCCGGTTTCGCTACCGGTGGTGTCATCGGCGGCTCTTCAACTTCCGGTGACAGAAAGTTCGCACGAGTCAATTCCGGGGAAATGATTCTCAACAAGTGGCAGCAGGCCCGCCTGTTCCAGATTGTCAACACCCCGCATTTTGTACCGCCTACGTTTACGGTACCTACACAGCAGAGGGTGGACATTCCCCGTATGGCAGAACTTGCGCCCAACATTCTTGATATTAAAGTAACGCTGGAAGGCAGGACGCGCGGCACTGATATAGTACATACAGCCGAAAATGTCCGCAAGATAGCCTCTAAATCCGGACGAAGGTCCAGACTTGTATAATCACGCTAAACATTACAATATGTATATACACGGAGAATTTGCCAGTACGTCAGGCAATATTATAAAGGTGGAAATACTCACCAGAGGAGACCGTTCCATCGTCAGGGAGATTGGCGTGGAAGAAGACGGCATTCTCTGGCAGGACGACCCGGTGGAGATAAACAACGAGATGAACGACACCTTCGATCATCTGTTACGTCATAGTGCGACTATACATATATCGTGTTCATCTTTCATCAGCGACTTCTACAATACAACTTGCCGTGACGCTGTCGTCAATATACGCCGTAACGGGAGGATGGTGTTCGCGGGATTCATCGAGCCTTTGGCATTTTCGCAAGGATTTTGCGAAGTATGGGACGACGTGGACCTCCACTGTATAGACGCCATATCAGCCTTGCAATACTCAAACTATCTCAATATAGGACAGGGCGGTGATACATACGACACAGCAATAGGAAAGGCAGGAATGCGATCGATGTTTGACGTTCTGAACGATACCATAGGCAAGACAGCTGCCACACTGGATATCAGCGGGGACGGATATTCCCTGCTGTACGACGGAAGCAAATACAATGATAAAGGCAACAGATGGAATGTCTTTTCGGAGATAATGGTGTCAGAACTCCTCTTTCTCGGTGACAGTGAAGACGACATCTGGACGGAAGACTCTGTTGTGGAAGAGATAATGAGATATCTTGACCTGCATATCATGCAAGAAGGCACTACGTTCCGGATTTACGCGTGGGAGACTGCGAAGGGAAATGACGGAATAGAATGGAGGGACATCCGGAGTCCGAGAGAGACGAAGGAATCAACGACGCGTAACGTTACAGACATTACTTTGGACATCGTTGATGACGATAAGACCGAGATTGAAATTGACGAATCCTTCAATAAGCTGGTTCTTAAATGCGATACCAAAACAATGGATTCCATCATAGAATCCCCTCTCGATGAAAGCAGTCTGTCTTCGCCTTTCTCCGGGAAGCAGCTGTATCTTACGGAATATTCATCCGACGGTGAAGGAATGAAGGCGTTCGCCGCCTTCTACGAAATGATACACGAAGGGACAACGGACTACGATGCGGCAAGCATAACAGACTGGTACGTGTGGGTGATGAAGCATCCTCAGTGGACATTCCGACCTCAGGTGGTCTCCACTACAGACGGCGGTGTGTTTTCTCCATATTCCGGAGAAAACAAGAGACAGAATGCCCTACCCGACCATCTCGGCATGTACCCTGGCTCTGCAATCATCAAGATGGGAAAGATAGTGACAAAGGCAAAGACGAATGACAACTCTCCTACTTCGAAGGTGGATATGAGCAGCTGTATGACTATTTCAATACATGGTAACCTCAGTGACGACAAAGACGCAACCTATCCGAATGAAGATGTTATAAAGTCATGGATTCCATGCGCGGTCTACACTGGCAATAAGGCGGGCGGGGTCTTTTCGTCAGCGGATGAGTCCGTAACGAATTACATCGTTATCTCCGGAAACATCGTCCTGGCTCCTGTCATGAAGGTTACGGGCGAATACAAACTGCTGCATGATAAGGAAGAATGGAATAATGAATTCTCCGCATGGTGGCATAAGACCGTACCTTCACGTACTAACAAGGATGGCAGATACTACACCCGCAAGTACTGGAAGACAGAAAGACCGAATGATGAACCTCAGTGGAACGAAAGCTACGCTTCCGGTCTGGTGCCTTTTACCAACGAAGGACCTCAGAACTATAAGTTCAACTATTGTACCATCAAGGACTCGTCGGACAAAATCTCCAAAGTGGCCATTCTTGCCTGTATGCTTGTCATCGGCGACAAGTGTGTCGTTGAAAAGCAAATCGGAGAAACATTCTTTCCTGAGGACGTACCGGGAACCGGAGAAGGGAAAATAACAGACTACGCATGGAGACCGTATAAAAAGCGTGAAGAATGCGCGAATGATGACGAGTATTACTCCCAGTCTTTCACCATCGGATTCAACCCCAAAATCGGTGACTACATCATAGGACAGGAATACGATATACAGAACAACATCAGTTATCGGATGAACATAGACGCCGAAGGTACGGCTATACCCATCAAGAGTTCTGACAAGCTGAGCGGTGCTGTAAAGTTTGAAATATTAGGTCCGGTGAACGAAGTGTGGAACGATGTTACCCGCCGTCACAAAACATGGTTCAAACGTGAGAAATGGAAGGAGAAGGACGTTTCTCTTCTTGCTCACACAGATAACATTATACTCAAGAATTTCGAAGTAAAGCTTTATAGTGACAGCGGAGGTTATGAAAGCAACAATGACGATAACGATATTATCTACATGAGTGACACTGCCGAAGGGTTTAGCAACGTCAAGGACGATCTCGAATTCAAATTGACAAGCGACCTGACTTCTGAAGAAAGACAGCTGTTGGGAGTGTCAAGCGGCATATATCTTTCTACTCCTCTTCTTGCTTCCTCCGGCAATGGATTGTTAAAAATCCGTGATTACAATACAGGAGAAGAGGCGAAGCCCGAGCAGTTGTATATAAACGCACATTACGACGACTGCCATGTTCCGAGAGTGACTTTAAAACAAAACATCAAAGACGAAGAGTGTGACGTTTCCTTGTTCGACCATTACAGGCATCCGGCTATGAATAAAGAGTTCTGGATTACCGGTTTTGGATACAATCTGAAATACGACACGGTAAATTTAGCATTACGCGAGATATGATAGATATCAAAATATTCTCAAAGTCCAAAGGCGCCAAGATATCGTCTGGAGGATCCTCGTTTGCTTCCGTTTCAGCGGCAGCTCCAACTGGCAGAGCCGCTGAGGCTGATCATGCAAAAACCGCAGATACGGCAAAAATCGCAGAACTGGCAAGACTGGCAGAGATGGCGCAGGATGTCAGTCCGGATGCCCCAGAGCTCAAGCATTATTTGCGTAAAGATAAAGACGATGAAGCTAATGGTGTTATCCGCTTCCTTCGCGGTCTTACCGTTGGAAGGACTGGGGACGGATATGGCGTGACGGGCGAGGGAGCTGCTAAGCTGAGCAGCTGTGTGGTGGAGAGCGTGCGCAACGCTGAGGCTACTGACGAGGACCGAACCATCGTGGGCGGCAAGGGCTTTGACCTTTACATGGGCAAGGACGGCAAGAGCCACCTCTACATTGACTACCTGACGACACGCACGAAGTTCTTCGCAGCAAGCGCTGAGATAAGAAAGGTGAGTTATTCGGGCGGCACGACACTCTTCTCAAACGCTGGCAGCACGATAATGAAGGTGGCGCACGTACTGGATGATGCCGGAGTGACTGTCGTCTACAAATGCTATGCTGCTGCTGACGACGGCACAACACGGACGGCAAACTGGTGGCATGTGGGCATGATGGCGCTGTGCCAGACCTTCAACGTGAAGGCGGGTGAGACGGAGAACCTTCAGAACCGCTACTACTGGCGTCTTGTGGTGGGCACGGGACAGGAAACATTAGAGGACGGCAAGCTGTATGACTACGTGATACTGTCAAACAAGAGGACGTTCATGGGCAGCGAGGCTTGCGTGCCGGTGACATCGCAAAGGGTGATAGGCGCTGACGGCAAGGCGTTAGTGTTCGGCGACGTGATGATACAGGTGACCACAACGGGCGAGAAGCAGAGCTTGGCGGCGGTGTTCGAGGAGCAGGAAGGCAAGACAACCGACGACGGCAACAACGTCATAGCAAACCGCATGTTCTTCGGCTACGAGCCATCCGCAGACGGCGGGGAGCCTGAGGCGCCGCAGCCCTACGACGTGATAGTACAAGCTGGAGACCAAATACAATGGAACCGCTTCGGCAACCTCATAAAACTGACGACATCTACGGAGGACGGAAGCGACAACGGAAATGCTCCGGCATTGTCAATGTATCACGCTATGGGTGCGCCTTACAAGACGGGAGACACGGTGAATCCGTATCAGTGGAAGACGCTGACTTCCTTAGATTCCCCTCTCCTTGTGCTCAAGAATGCCAAGAACTTCAAGTTCTTCACCGATGACAACCCTGACAATATCATCGACCCTGTGACGGTGACTTACGACCTTGTACCATCCTCGGAATATATCATCCGCAAGCCGAACTCGCAGACGGCGACACCGAACGACGTTACCTTCACGCTTCGCAAGCGCACGGGCAACGTGACTGAGGACATGAAGGACGGCTATGCGCTGACGGCGGACTATACGACCACTGCGGGCGCAAGCAAGAGCGGCGTGGCGATAAACCGCCTGTCTGACATCGGCGTGAGCTTCTACCTCCTCGCTTCGGTGACGGTACGGGCAACTGTCAAGGCGGACCACACCACCGTGGCTCTGACACTTCCGATCCTCTCTGACGGCGCGAAGGGCGATACGGGCACAAGCTTTAAGGTGCTCGGCTACGCTCTTGCCCATGCAAAGACATACACGGAGCTACAGCAGATAACGCCTACCGAGGATGGCCTTTATCTCGTTGACGATACTACGGGCATGGAAGGTGGCAGCAAGCGTCCCTGCGTGGTGCAGTGGAAGAACGGAAAATATATCGTGTGTGACTCAAACGACGGCGACTCATACAAGATAGGCGAAATACTCTGGACGAATACGGGCACGTACTGGCTGGACATAGGCAGCGTGAAGGGCGAGGGTGTGGTGATATCGGACATGAGCGTGATGTACGCCATATCTGACAGCGCTACGGTGACACCTACGGAATGGCAGTCGGCCATCATCGCCGCCACCGACGCGAAGCCCTATCTCTGGACGAGGACAACGGTGACCTACAAGGATTCGGAGGGAGAGCATACGACGGTGTCATACGCCATAGCCTACAAGGGCAAGGACGGCGACAAGGGAGACCCCGGAGCAAACGGCAAGGACGCGGTGGAGTTTATTCTAAAGAATGCGCCTCTTGTGTTTGACACAGACGAGAACGGCGTGGTATCGGCAAGGGTAAGCAAGACTGCCACCATACAAGTGATGCGTTCCAGTAAGAACATCACATCGGAGGTGCGCAACCTCTTTCCGAGCAACAGCAATGTGGGATGCGGAAAGCCGACGCTTACAAAGCAGACTGACGGCATAGACGTGACGATATCGGGAGCTTCGATAAACAAGGACAGCACACTCGGAGTGAGCGTGACGAGCGGATATGTCATCGTGTATATGGCAATCGGAAGTACGCTATACTCTCAGCAGACACCCTTTTTGGTGAACTTGGCAAAGTTTACGGGGACGATATCGGCTGACAACAAGAAGCTGCGGACGGATTATACGGAGCTGACGAACCGTGTAGGAGCAGTGGAAACGGACGTAAACGGCATCCCCATCAAGACGCAGGGAGAGCTGACGAAATACACCTCGACCATTGAGCAGACGGCACGTGAGATATCGCTGAAGGTGACGGAGGAGACGGTGAACATGGCACGTAACTGCATCGTCGGCTCGGCGCTGAGGGAATATGACGAAATAACGCCAATCAACGGTACGGAGAAAGTGACGATAATGACGGAGGGCGTGGGTGGTACTAACTATGCCCAATGCTACTGTATCGGAGCCACTGCAAACTCTTGGACGGGCCTGTACTTCAAGGACGTGCGCGTGAAGCCGCAGACAAAATACATATTCAGCGTATGGATGAGAATGACGGCAAAGCCCGACAATGGCAGCTACGTGGCTATCAAGACATACAACACCTCCGTGACGGGCACGGAGGTGGCACGCATCGCGTTCCCTGACAGTCAGACACTGAACGTTTGGGCATTGTACAAGGTGGCGGTGAGCGTTCCGGCAGCATGTAACCGCCTTCTGATAGAGACAGGCGTGAGAAAGAACGGAGCGATAGACCTGTGTCGTCCGATGCTGGAAGAAGGCGATACGTACCAAGGCTGGAGCCTCTCGCCTTACGACGTAACCATAGACGATGCAGTGGTGGCGACAGGCTTAGACATCAAGAACGGCATCATCAAGGCAACGGCTGATAAATTCGAGATAAGAAACAACAACGGCGAACAGACGGCTGCCGTGAACGAGAAGGGACGCTTGGAGGTAAAGAGCGGTTTGTTTTCGGGTTTTATAGTGAAGAAGATGACGACACTCACTCCTGATAACATTTCCGAATATCTTAAAAGCTCACAGAGCAATGGCTATTTAAGCATGGACTTCTCGGCAGTTGGCTCATACGTGTGCTTTACGGGCGCGATGAAGGCGAAATATGGAGACGATTATCCTTCACCTGTACTTCCTTTTTACAATATAGGCAGTATAAGTGCATCACTCGGCGTAACGGCGGAAGAAGCAATATCCTACATAGGACAAATCGTGATAATAGCGAACAAGAGCGACACGACGGTAAACGTTATTGGCGGAGGGACTATCAAGGGTGGCGGCACACAGTCGCAGTGGATAGAAACGGGCTACATGGCTGTGTTGGCTTGCGAGTTCGAGTACACATCGGTAAAGAACTATAAAATAGTATGGAATGGATATTGTGTAAAAATATAAAATATTAAGATACCCGTTGGCGGAATTAATTTAAGTTGATAAATATGAGTAAAAAGTTGCACATATCGCTGATTTTTAGTAACTTAGTGGTGTTCAAAACATTAAGTCCAAACCATCG